TTACTATGTACAGAACTAAGGCTAAATTTAAGAAAATAGACATTTGGAAAAATATTAGTATCTTAAAACAAGACCTAAAAAATGATTTACTAGAAGCCTTCCAATCGTATGCTATACAGCCTAATTATAAAATCAATAATAAAGATGACCAAAATACTGAAGAAGGTTATCTACTTGAGATTGGGGCATACGATTTACATCTTGGTAAGTTGGGTATTGATGGTGATGGTTATTCACTCGATATTGCTAGGCGAAGGTTATTTTCTGCTATTAATTCCTTATTTGACAGAGCAAGAGGCTTTAAAATCGAAGAAATAGTATTTGTAGTTGGTAATGATTTTCTTAATATAGATAAAGATAAGCCTTTTGGTTCTACGACTAAAGGAACACCTCAAAGCAATACTGTGTCTGCATACGAAGCTTACAGGTACGGTAGAAAATTGCTTGTAGAGTGTATAAACTTTTTAGCAGAAAAAGCTCCAGTAAGTGTAATAGTAATACCAGGTAATCATGACGAAGAAAGTATGCTACATATGGGAGATGCATTAGAAGCTGTGTATGAAGAAACACCACACATAAGGGTAGATAATTCAAGACCACTTATGAAAGCATATAAGTATGGTGAATGTTTACTTATATTTGACCACGGTGATAGAGTTAAAAACTACAAAAATCTTGCATCTGTTATCTCTCAACGCTTTAGAGATGTATGGAGTAGTGTAAGGCACATAGAAGTCCATAGAGGGCATTTACATAGCTTAAAAACAAATATTATGGGTCAAGTAGAAGAGCTGAACGGAATAGCTGTAAGGCATTTAGGAAGCATGTCGCCTACTGACCAGTGGCATGATGATAGTGGATACCTATCTACAGTGAAGCGTGCTCATGCTTTTATATGGCATAAGAAAAATGGAATGCAGTGTGAATATTATTATAACGTACCATTTAACTAAATTAAATGATTAATATATTACAAATAACATATAACGATTATATATTTGAGTTAGGTATATATTGGGGTATGCTTTTAGGTTTTAGAACATTTGAGGCTGATGAAAATTACAACCAAAAAGAGTTGCAAATTTTTATACCGTTTATATATATAGCAATCGTAAAAAAACTACAGGATGATTAGTCCTGTAGCTTCATAATTACTTTTTGTAAATGTTTAACTCTAACGTGTTTGTTAAATGAACGACTACTCTCTGCCTGGTTATGACAACTCCTACATAGCGCTACAAGGTTTTCTATATAGTCTTTATGAGAACCGCCCATACCACGCGCATCTATATGATGAATGTCTACGGCAACTTTCCCACAACTGGTACATAGAATCAGGTCACTTACATCTAAGTTAAAGAATGTACAGTAAAGTTTTTTATGATTTACCATTTTCTTTTTCTTTAGCTTGAGCTTCTTCTATAAGCTTTAATAGTTCAGGCATTACTTCGGAATTAAATGCTTTACGCTTTTCCTTCCTCATCTTTACTATAGATTGTCTTTTAGTTCTACTCATTAGTTTTTATTTTTGAGAGCCTTCTTTTTAGAGCTAATTGACCTAGGTTTATTCGGTGTTTTATTTTTAGATACCGTTGTATTAGCTTTAGGTTTTGGGTTCTCTTTTTTAAACTTTTTAGTATTTGGTTTATAAAGTCCATCTTGTTTCTTTTTTTCGTTTGTATCTTCAAATATTAAGTATGCAATATAAGTTACAATTAATATTACTGTTCCGAGTACTAGTTTAATCATTTGTTTAAAATTTTTGTAGTGAGTATCCATGCTCACTAATTGGTTTAACTTCAGTTATTTCTATTTCACAACTATTTGTTTTGTGTCCGTATTTATACTTAAGTCTGTTATGTAAATATAAATTGTATTTAGGATTACTTATTATTTCTATGTCGTTTCCTATACAAATTTCTTCACTAGATATTTTATGTATTTTCTTTTGCAGACACAATTCTTTCTTTTTCCTTGAGTAGTTGCGCAATTTGAATGTTAATCTGTTTAAGTATATCTTCATTTTCATCTCTAGATTCACTTATAATTTTGTTCAACTTACTTTCTATTTCACCATATGTAATTCTGTATTTTTTATCATACTTTAAAAGTTGAGGTGTAATTTTAGAATAATGTATGCAAGTAGCATGATGTCTATTTACATACTTTGATATTTCTTGTACACCACAATTAGTAAAATCTCTTGCGAACAAAAAGTACAAACCTCTAGCTTCGCTAAAGATTCTGTACCTTTTTTTTGAACGCAAGTTTGTTACAGAAATTTTACACACTAACGAAACAGTTTCTAATATTTCTTTAAGTGTTACCATTTCTTATTTTAAGTATTTGTTATACAACTCTTCAGACATTTCAAAAATACCTGTATTGTTTATAGATGCATTTTCTGGTATTTCTTCATTGAAATAAAGCCAAGCAGATATTGTATTTATATCTTCATCTTCGTAGTTTGCTACATGGTCTTTAATAAATAGTATATCTACTTGTTTTCTTTTATACCAAATAGGGTGACCCTCTAGGTTATCTAAAGATTTAAGTGTATGTCTATCTACTTTATAAACCTCTCCAACAATGTTTGTATTCTCTGAGGATTCAGAAACGTAGGGTATACCAGCTTCGTACATAGCGTACTTATTTCTAGTAACCCCAAGCCCTAAATACTCAGAGCCTAACATCAAAATATTATTAGCTTTACCTCTTTTTAAAGTACCATATACAAAAACAATTTCACTCATTAGATTTGTATTATACGGTTAAACATACTATAACTATCTTTACCTGATTCTTCCATCTTATTAAAAGATTGAATGTTTGATATACCAGCTTTGTAGGCTTTTCTACCATCCTCTAATGAAGTAAAGTCTACTACTAAAGCATCATAAGGAGGTTTCTTTTCTATAAATACAAAATAGAATTTGTGTGCTTTCATTCCATCTAAATAAAATGCAGCTTGAACTCCATATGAGTATTTCTTAATAGACTCTAAAATACTTTCTATATCTATAGACTTGCAAGTTTTAATGTCTACTATATAGTTTTCTTTTGTGTTATAGTAATCCACTTTAGATTTACATTTTGCACCTTCTAATTCAAATAGATTTATTTTTTCAAACTCACCATTCTCTTGCAACACTAGCTCTTTATATCTAGGATGATTACCTAAACTTTCCTGCATATTAATAAGCATGTTTTCATACTTACCTGGTACGTGGTAGGGCACATCTTTGTTTGCTTCTTTCCAATCTGCTATATACGCTTTACCTGCTTTAGTCCTCCTGTCCATATCAGGCTCGAAAGCGTATAGTTTTTTATACTCTTCTGGCTCTAGCATCATAGCATGGAATGCAGACCCCACAAGCATTGCTTCGGTTTCTATACTTTGTTGCATAGCATAATCGAATTGCTTCTTGCTTCCTTGAAGGGCCTGCTTTACCATACTAGCTGATATATACTCTCTATCTTGAAAGTAGTTTTCTTCTGTAATAGTACCGTTGTTATCTAATTTCATTTTCAATTTTTTTTCTAAGTTCATCTATAAGTAATGTTTCGCTATAAACATTAAGCATACTATTTAGCATACCTTCAGCTTCTATGTGAGCTTTCTTATAAAGTTCTACTTGCTCATCTTCTGATGTGCTTTCTGTGATTTTACCCTTGATTATATTTAATACTGTTTCGTGTAAGTATTCTTGATACATAGGGTCATAGACGTAATGTTTCTTGATAGTCATTTTTTAAGACTTTAATAATTACTCCTGCTTTTTCTTTATCTACATGATACCCACTAAAATGTGGTATAATAATATCGCAGTTGTCATCATCAATCCAACCATACTCAACCATAAGGTCTTGTACTGTTTGTGCAGGATTAATATAATCGAACTTACGTTTGCTGTTTCTTATAAAATAAAAGTCAACTATTATAGGTAGCTTAGGATTTTCACCAATAAGCTCTATAAACTTTTCTTTGTTTTCTATATAAAAAGATTTACTAGCTTTAATATAGTTTCTTGTTGACTTGCTGTGTATAAGATACTTGCCCGTCCATTGCTTTCCATTCTTACTAGAACTAACATTACCTGGTATAAATATTTCTTTACTCATTTGGGTCAGGTATATAAACACCAAGCTCTTCTGTACAAAACCTTTTGATTTGGTCTATGTATGTTATCATTTCTTTGCTTGATATTCTAGTTGTACTTCTTATAATTTTCATCCATTCACCATTTACTATTTCTTTTTTGTACAAGAATTTTTCTTTAAATACATTATGCATTTCTTCTTTCTCGTAACCTAAAGATTTTGCAGGTAATGAAACAACAACACTCCAATAATATTTATTTAAGTTTGTACTTCTAGGTACATTTTTAGTTATGCTAACTACTACTGACTCTCCCTCTAAACTTTTAAGGTAATCATCAAGTTTGTACTTATCTGTAAATATTATTTGATTGTGTAATATTTTTGCTGAATGCTTCATAATAACAAGCAGCAGCCCGTCGGGCCAAAGGCCAATTCTTTGGGCTACTACTTTATTATATATTAGAATGGCATATCGTTAGGAGCTTCTGAGTCAGCAGTATTAGCAAACTTACAAGCTTCATTATACGCACGCATATCTGTTTGTGATAAACCTTTGTTATACTTTACATCAAATGTAATAGATTTGTTTTCAGGATTAGAAAACTTATACTCTACCACGTGTCTAATCTCAGGTTTACCATCTGAATTATTAGTCCAGTACTCACGCTTAGATAAACAAACATTTACTTTCTTACCTACAGCTTCTTTACAAGACGCTATCCAATCATTAAACTCACGTACTCCACAATTGTGTAAGAACTGCTTAAATATTTTAAGTCTTATTTCTTTAGCTTTTTCTGAAGTTTGTGAATCGCTACCTAAGAATTTTAATTTAGCAATAGAGCCGTTGGCTGCTTCTACTGTAAACTCTACGTATGGTATCTTCGGTTTCTTAGGTTCTTTATCAGAAGACTTTACGCTTTTTACTTTTACTAGATAAGCACCTTCTTTTAAATATGAAGACTTTTCTTCTAGCACTACTGAATTCATGTTTTCAAACATTTCTTTTTGTTTTTTTTGGTTAGTTATAATACTCTTCGCACTTTTCAATGACCTGTGCAAGGTCGTTTTCTATATACAAATCTTCGAACATACCCATCGGGCTTTTTGCAGAGTCGTTTCCATTGGATTGTGTTCTAAATCTAAACTTAGTTCCTCCATCTCCATAGTAGTTGTCTGTAAATAAACAGCATACAAATTCTTTTTCGACACGCTTCTTCCATCTGTTCCCGTCAACAGCAACAAATCTTTCTTGTACTCCTGAATCGCTGTCGTAAGCACCATCAATAGCTAAGTATATAATATACTTGTCTGTATTCTTTGAAAGGTTTAGTATCCTATCTATTTCTTTATTATAGAATGACCACACATCAAAGCCTTTAAATCTAATATCAGCTTCTCTATATATCATTTCTATTAAACTAGTAAACGATTCTACTACTATAGTTTTAATCTCATCAGAGGCCATAGCTTTCTCTATAGCAGAGTTAAATGTAGATAAGTTAGGAACTGCTACGTTCTTAAACTTATTAGCACCTTTAAATGGTAGTTGTTTACGTTCTGTATTTAGTACCGCAGTTGTGTTAGGGTCTAAATTTCTTAAGGATGATGACTTACCTGAGCCACTCTTTCCTACTACAATAATGTTTGGTTTCATTTTTTGTTTTGGTTTTTAATAAATTCTACTACTGATTTGTACACCTCGTCTATATCACTATATAAACTAATGTTAAGCATCTCTTGTGGTACTCCTTCACAATCTTGCTCTATTTTTAGTACTACGGGTCTTAACCAATCCCAAGACGAGTCGTATTTTAATTTATCTAGACCTATATGATGCCCTAAAAATAAGACTCCATCTTTTTTAAATCCAAAATTTACTTGATGACCCATAAATTCTGCTATAAGTTTGTTTGATTTCATTTTTTAGTTGGTAATTTAATTATCTGTTCTACTTTTAATTTATCAGGTTTTTTGTAGTGCTTTCTTTTCGATGTAACAAACTTAAAGTACCCACGTAGCATTATATTGTTTTCTTTAGTTAGCAATTCTTTTATGCTTTTAAAAGTTTTATTTACAATACTTTCTACTGCGTAGATAGGTACGTTAGTTTGTTCACTTACTTTTCTTATAATTTGTTTATAATTCATCTACTGTAAAGAAACTATTATCACTAGAACTTTCAACAAATTTAGTAAATTTATTGTTGAAATCCAAATTGACACTACCTATACCTATGTTACGACCTTTAGCAAAAATGATTTCAGCTTTACCTATTGTGCTGTTACCATTCTCATCAGATTCTATACCATAATATTCAGGTCTATAAACAAATACAACAGTATCAGCTGCTTGTTCTATTTCGCCAGACTCTCTAAGGTCAGCAAGACAAGGGCGACAGCCTGCTCTGTTTTGTACATTACGTGAAAGCTGAGATAAAGCCATAACGCATATGTCTAATTCTTTAGCTACATTTTTTAAAGCTCTAGCAATTTGAGACACTTCTTGTTCACGACTTCTACCTTTGTTGAAATTGTTAACTAACTGTAAGTAGTCAATCATTACAAGCTTTACTTTTTTGCTAACAACATACCTTCTAATTCTGTTAATTAAATACCTTAGACTTGTGTTAGAACACTCGTCTATATACATTGGTAATGATTTAACTTTATTAGAATAATCAATTACTCTATCGTAATCTTCTTTAGACAACTCACCCGAAGATATAGATTTGTTTTCTACATAAGATTCTGAACTAACAACTCTTGTTAGTAATTGATTGACTGACATTTCATACGAAAATACTACAGTAGGTATATCAGATTTAGCTGCGTTTAATGCAAGGTTTAAAGATAAACTAGTCTTACCCATAGATGATGCACCACCGACTATAATTAAGTCTTGATTCTTCCAACCATTAGTGTGTTCATCTATACATTTATAACCACTAGTTATACCTGTAATACCCTCTTTCTTACAGTTTTCATGTACCTCATATAAGAAACCTTCAAGCTGATGATTCATGTCAGGAAGCCCAGAGTCATTGTGTTCACCAATGCTTCCAAGCTTCTCAACAGAATATTCAATAAGATTGTTGATGTCTTCTTCACCACATCTCTTACTTAAATCTATAATTAAATCTTTGAACTTAACTAGTTTCTTTTCGTTTATGAGGTATTCGACACAACTTTCAAACGGCATATAGTAGGACTCGAATGACATAATTTTTGCTATTTCGAACTGCATATTAAATGCATTTAAGTTTGAAATTTTATCAGCTTTAATTATATCGAACGATTCTCCTTGCTGGTACAGCGTATCTATTACACTAAACACTTCCTTGTGTAACAAACTTTCAAACAAGTCTGTATCCAGGACTGTAAAGAAAGTATAATAGTAATCCTTTTTTTGCATTAACTTAGCAAGCAACGCCTTTTCTACCTCATCTCTACTCATAATTAATTAAGGCTTATGCCTTTGTCTATTAAGTCTTTAACTAAAAGGTTAAGTACTTTGTTTGAATATTTATTTGAATTACCTGCAAGCATTTCATAATCAGCTGACCAATTAGTTTTATACTTATGTGTTAAGTAATTAGTTACTCCATTGAATAAACCAAAATGTGTATGACCTTTGTTGTCCATTTCTATTTTGATACACTCCATTAATTCGTTTCTTCTTTCAGCAGTCTTTCTTGGGATTTTCTTAAGCTTAGAGCTAGCTATAATATCAGCAGCTTTGTCTATTAACTCTGAACTTGGAGAAGCCTCGCTAAGTTTTGTGTATAGCTTCTTCAAACCCGACATGTTTCGATTAATCATTTCATTAATCTTGTCTGTATTAATTTGCTCTACTTGCTTAGTGTGTTTGATAACATGAACATTATCTTTATTGGACATTAATATAGAAAACATATTTGCACAACTGTGCATTCTAGTACTAATACCAAACACTAGTTTTTGACTACCATCATGTGAAGAGAGTGCATAAAGATACTTATCTATCTTGTCATCACCAAATACATCATAACTATTTAGCTTAATAAAAAAGTATATTTTTTTACCTCCAGCAAATGAACCACATCTAGATTCATCAAGGTTGTAAGAACTATCTTCAAGTTTATCAAGTATAGTATTTAATAAATCTTCATTCTGTATTACTGTATATTGTTTACGCACTGGGCCTAATGCTTGACCTGTTTGGTTATTAACAGTAGCAAAAAATGGTGTTTCTGCATAGTCATCTGCATGCAATGTATTATATGTATGCATTCTAACTTTGCTAACGGTAAAGTTTAACTGACCATATTCTAAAAATTCTTGTTTAGTCATCTTCTAAAAGTTTTTTAAGTTTAGTTATAGAAATTAAAAGTTCATTGTCTTCATCAGGTAAATATTCACCGCAATAATTAATGTACATAGCAGTAATATCTTTAGCTGTTTTTTCAATAAATTCTAATTCTTTTTTAATTTTTTCTATATCCATAATTTTGTATAAAAATATATAAGGCGCACGTCCAATTCGTCAGGCTCGCACTAGTGAGACGGTCTTAAAAGAAGGTACACTACCTCTTCTTACCTTATATATTAAAGTTTAACTCCAAATCTAGAGGCTCTAGCTTTTACATAAAGCCAAACCTTTTCAAAATCTTTGCTGTTAAGCGAGTATTGAAGAACATCTTTTAAAGATATTCTATGCTTAT